TAAACCAAAATAAAAATGACCCCGTCGGCCAAAACTTCTCAAGGGGTCAACTGAAAAATTTTTAGGGGTCAAACAACCTTTGGCCGCAGGGGGCATCCGCGCTTGGGTTTTCCACGAAGTTCGGCTACTTGGGTTTCGTAGTCTGCTTTTCGGCGTTTGGCTGTGGCAATGGAAGCCGTAATTACTGACTTCTCCCGGCTGTAATATTTGTTTTCGCTTTCCTCGTCGCGTTGTACTTGGGCGAGGTCGCGGGCGGCTTCGTCGGCTACGCGGTTGGTTTCGTAAGCTGCTGCGCGGGCTGCTTCCTTCGCGTCCTGTAATGCCTTCGCCTGTGCGTCGCGCTTAGTGTTGATGTCCGCCTGTATCTTTGCCGCCTGTTCGTAGGCTACGCGGTTGGCTTCGGCTTCGGAAGCTGCCGCCGCGTCGATGTTGGCGAGGTCTTCCTGTATCTGTGCCTTTTCGCTTTCAAGGGCGGCGTAGTCCGGGGCTACCGGGGTGTTTCGGGTAGCTTCGTCTTTGCGGGTCGGTATCTTATCTAACTGCGCTTCAATTCTGCTACGGCGTACCGAAATTTCCTTTTTGTATTCTTCCATCGTCTTGCCTGTTACCCGGTGCAGAAGGGCGGCAAATTCTTCGCGGGTGGCGGCTACGTCCGCATCGTTAATCTTGCCCGCCATCGTAAGCAAGTATTCGCGTTGTGCCTTCCAATGAAGCGTAAGGAAGTAGTACGGATCCGTAATGACCTTAAAGAGGTCTTCGGGAATTATTGCGGCTACCTTTGCGTCGTATTCCGCCTTCTTCACGGGTACGCCGTTAAAGAAGTAGTCGGTATGGTGCCCGGACAGGGTGCGCTCGGTGCTTCCTTTCGGGGTCTTCCACTCCTCGACGTAGACGCGGCGAAGTTCCACGCTTGACGCTTCCCCGGTTTCGGTGTCTACCACGTCGAAAAGCCCGGTTACTTCGTGTTCAAGGTCGGGAATAAAGTTACCGTCCGCGTCGTTGGTCTTAATGCCAAATTTGGAGTCGCTGTTACCTTCGCTGTCTTTGCCCCAAAGAAGCCACGCGAAGGAGTCCGCTATTGTGGTCTTCCCGGTTCCGTTACGCCCGCTTATGGTCGTAACGCCGTCGCCGAACTCTACGGCTACGTTTCGCAAACCCTTAAAGTTTACAAGGGTAAGGCGTTTTAGTGTTACTTGTCTGCTCATATAGCTGTTAATTATTTAGTGTTGTTACTTTTCTTTGTTTCCGGCTAACTCTAAGGCTAAATCCGCGTCAATAATCAGAAGTGCGCCTATTTGGGTTATTGCTTTGTCAATCTTCCCGGAAGTCTTGATACGGCTTGCGGTCGTCTTGCTGCACCCTAATAGTTTCGCCAATCCTTTAAGGCCGTAGACGTAGCGGCGTTCTCCGTCCTGTTTTGTTGGCTTGTTTGCCAAAACCGCCCTTACTCGGTCTTCGACTACATCCAAAAGTTGGCCTACGGTAAGGTCTATTATTCGGGTGTCGGGGTTAATCTTCTTCATCGTCGTCTAAGTATTTTTCCGGGTCTTCGGGAAGCGGAAGTTTGTTAAGGTAATGGGCGGAAGCGGCGAAATTGGCGAATAGAACCAATAGGACGGTTATACTTGCGTCGTCGGCGGCTGCGCAAAGAAGAAATAGCGACAGGGCGAACCATACGAAAATTAGCCACTGCCGGAACGTGTAGCGTTCCCCGGTTTCGGTCTTGCCGAATATCTTTGTTTTCAGTTCCTCGCTTGTCATGCTATCAAATTGTTGAAGGGGTTAATATTTTCGTTCTCGTCCTTTGCCCGGCGCAGCGTTCTTGCTGTCCGTGTTGTTGTCGCTCTGGCCCCGCGTAGCAAATAGTTATCGTCGTTATTGCCGTTGTATTCGTGGAAGCCCATAACCAACAGCAGGGCTGTTGCTATGAAGGCGCGTTTAAGTGGATCCAAACTCACGGGAACGCCGCACTTCGTACAAAACCACCAAACGCAAAGTTCCGTAGCCTTTTGGATGCCTATCTTGGCGTATATGTTGCGGGCTGTGTTCTCTACGGTTCGGGCTGAAATAAAGAGCCTTTCGGCTACTTCTTTCTTACTCGCTCCCCACGCCAACAACTCGGCTACTTCGCCTTCCCGTCGGGTAAGTTCTGCTTTTAGTCGCATACCCCCCAAATATTTTCGGTTACTCCGTACTTGGCGAATACTTCCGTAACTGCTACGGCTTGGCTTGCCTTTGGCTCCTGCTTGCCGTCGCGGTAGCAATAGAAGGAATTGCGGTTATTGATTCCCAATGCCGCCCAAAGGTCGGCTATACAGGCTTCGTAGTCGCCCATCTTTACTTGTTTAAGTCCGTTTCGGAAGCCTCGGAAGGCTGCTTTTGTCGCTGTCAATGTCATATTTTGAATTATTAAGCGGTTAGAATTTAGTGCGCGGTGGAAGGCTCGAACTTCCTACGCCCGCTTTCGCTGCGTACCGCGCCCCGGTCTGTTCCCGGTTGTCAACGGTTTATAGCCTTCACGAAAGGGATTCTTTCTCCGTTGGCTTGCTATATAGTTGTGGTTGCTCCGTATTAACTTGATACGTCTATCGGAAAAATTAACCCTTACCCGCGTTTGCCTGTCGCTTTTCTAACCACTCATCGCGGCGGTGGCGGCACTCAATCAAGGACGAAGCCACGGTAGCGAATAATTCCCCATCCGGGGTACGGTAGTCGTATTGGACGCGCTTAACTCGCTTTCCGCGTAGGCGGGTAGTGAATACTTCGTAGTTCTCGCTTCCGGCGGGGCAAACACTACAGCCCCGGTTGTCATTCATGCTCATTGTTGTATGGTGTTAGTTGTTTCGTCCTCTATTAGTTCGCCGTTTTGACCTATCCACAGCATAGCGTCTTGACCGTTGTAGGAAAAATCAAAGGCTTTGTTTTTGGGGTTAAACCGGCCTTCTAATATTGTGCCTTCTTTAAGTCCGCGTATCTCTGCCAGGCACCAATAGCCGAAGTCGGTAAGCACTTTTACGACTGCCTTAGCCTTAATAGTTTTATTTGCCATATACTTGTATGCTTATTTGTAGTAAAAAGTAATTTTAAGCCCGCGACGAAGTTTGCATACGCACTTGTCAAGCATACACTTGAAGGCGCGGGTAAGAAGGTTATTCGCTAACTTCTCGCCAATAAGACGAAGAAGGCCACTAACGCCGACGAGGGTATTAAGTCGCTTTCCTTCGCCGTTCACTCCGCTAACTTTAATTCGGAAGTTGCTGTTAATTTGGGTTGTCGTGAAGTCCATATAACTGAAATTTAAGTAATTTTTGTTATTGCTTCGTGCCGTAATTTTCGCTAACTTTGCAACTGAATTACTAACACGATGCAAAGATAATACTTTGCCATACACCGTGCAAGTGTTTGCCATACAAAGGACGTGTTTTTAAGATTATTTAACATTTAACCCCTTCAAAGCAATGGAAGGAACAGTAAAAGAGCGACTTAAAGACTTTATAAAGTCCGTCGGTATAAGTGAACGCGAATTTTGTAGGCGCGTTGGCGTAGGGTCTGCCTATATTCAAAGTATTCGCAAATCTATAATGCCGGACACGCTGCAACAAATTACCATACAATTTCCCCGCCTTAATCCGCTGTGGCTAATGATGGGCGAGGGCGAAATGCTCCTACCCGAAGAAAAGCCGGAAGCCCCCGAAGTGGCACCTTCCGAAATTCTGCTTAAACTTTTGGAAGATGCCCGCGAAGAAAAAGCCCGCCTTCTTTCTATAATCGAAAGTCAACAGCGGACTATTGAACGGCTAACCGAACTAACTAAAAAAGCGGATGTCCACCGGGGCGACAATGCAACCTCTGCCGCTGTCGGGTAGTCCTTGGGCGTACCGTTCCTTTATACTGAAATTTTGGCTACACCTTATTATATATAAAGCCGAGAAATACAGGTAAGTAGCGGTAAAATGTCGTAGTAAAGTGATACGCCGTAGAACGCACAGAAACGCCCCATTTTCGCGCCGTTTTCTTCGGGGTGGTAATTCCTACCATTTGGGGCGTAAAGTGCCGTAAACGCAAAATTCGGAAAAAATAACTCAGCTATATGGAAATCGCTATAAATACCTATTATTCTAACCGGGCTTACTACCCGTTTATCCCTCGCCACGTCTTCGACGCTTTGGAAGCTGCGTACTTGGACGGTCGGGAAACTATTGTTATTTCGGAAGCGGATTACTTCGCTATTGTTGACAACGCCAAAGCCGCCGGACTATGCCCCGCGTAGTTAATACTTCCTGGCCCATTAAGGAAGAAATAAGCCGCCGTTTCTTCTTGGCGTTGGAACGTCTTGTAGAATTAAATAAGGTCGCGTCGCTTGAGGCGTTCTGCAATGAATACGGGCTTAGTGCGCCGAAGTATCGGGAACTTCGGTTAGGCTATGGCGTTACCCCGAAGCCGGACTACAAGCCCCGCTATAAGGGCATAGAATTGGAAGCCGCCCACTATATTACAGCCTGCTATCCCGTTTCGGCGAAGTGGCTGCTTACCGGGCGCGGAAAAATGCTTACTTATGAAGTTCAAAATTAAGGTAGGGCTACACATCAAGCCTAACAACAAAGGGAAGGCTACGGAAGAAGTCGGTATTAGGCTTCGGGTATCGTGGGCCGGTCTTCGGTGCGATATCCGCTCCGGCTATGTTATTGCCCCGGCGAAATGGGACGACGCTAATAGTTGCGTCCGGCTCGGAAATAAGAATAGCCACGGCGAAACAGCCGGGGCTATCAATCGCGGCGTTATGGCTGTGGCTTCCACTATTGAAGAAGTCCTTACCCGGTTTGAACTCGACAATAAACGCCCGCCTTCGGTCGCTGAATTTAAGGAAGCCTTCGACTTGGCCGCCGGACGTGCGAAGCCCGAAGAAAAGAAGCCGGAAGAAAAGCCGTTAGGATTCTTCGCCGTCTATGACCTATTTACCGGGGAAATGGGGGTAACGAATAATTGGACTAAATCAACCTATACAAAATTCAGTAGTCTAAAAACACACTTAAAGAACTATAATAAGAAACTAACCTTAGAAGGCTTTGATAAAGCAACCTTCGCGGGCTTTGTGGCTCATCTGCAAACGAAGGTTAGGCAATTAAACACAACCGTAGCCAAAAACGTAGGTTTCCTTCGTTGGTTCTTGCGTTGGGCTGCTGCCAATGGCTATTATACCGGGCTTGCTCATCTGCAATACCGCCCCCGTTTTAAGGGGTTGGACTGCAAAGAAGTTATTTATTTGGAATGGGACGAACTTATACACTTCCTAAACTTTGAATTTCCGGCTAATAAACCGTCCCTTCCGGCTGTCCGTGATGTGTTTTGCTTCTGCTGTTTTACTGGGCTTCGCTATTCCGATGTTGCCAAACTCCGGCGTTCCGATATCCACCGGGAACAAACGCCGCCCTTTATGTCAATCGTAACAAAGAAAACAACGGCGCGGCTACATATCGAACTTAATAAATATGCCCTCGCCCTTCTTGACAAATACGAAGGCGTAGGGCTTCCAAATGATAAAGCGTTGCCCGTAATCAGCAACGTAAAAATGAACGAAAACCTTCACGAAGCGGCGGAAGTTGCCGGAATTGACGAACCCGTTAATATTGTTTCCTATGTCGGCAGCGAACGCTCCGAGGTTGTAGTGCCGAAGTATTCCGTTCTTACTACCCACGCCGGGCGACGTACTTTTATTGTAAACGCTTTGCGGCTCGGTATTCCGGCCCCGGTTATTATGGAATGGACAGGGCACAGCGACTTTAAGGCTATGAAGCCTTATATTAAAATTGTCAATGATGCTAAGGTTGAAAATATGGAACGGTTTAATTCTTTCGGTTCTAATCGTTCCACTACGGACGAAGGCGAAAAATAGGGTACCCGAAAAAGTACCCGAATTTGTGGTTAATGTTTGATTATGCTCCTACCCAATGAAACAACCGTAGCCACGCCAACCGCTGTTAGTGTGTATGTTTGGCTATGGTTGCAAATAATTGAAAATATAGGTATATCAGCCTCCTTATCTACAGTTCCCGGATAGAGGATGGTAAAAAAATGGAAGAGGTATTTTCCAGACCGGGACTAAAAATACAGACCACCAACAGCGTCAGTACTGCAAAGAAAATCC